CCAGTATGGAAATCCTAGTCTTGTGCGGATTTTATTGAACCATTTGTTGAACCACAATGCAAAATCATAAGATTTATCACCTAACAAATAAATCCAACGATTCATGCGTGTAATTCCATCAAACACATCTCCATGTGTAACATAATATTTTTTACCATCAACACCTACATGAACAATTTCATTTAATATTTTAACATTACCAAATTTTAAATCGTAATCACTTGCCCATATACGAAATGTCTCATCATGATTGCCAAGGATGTATATTACCTTGGTTCCATTTTTTGCTTTACCGAGTATCTTACGAATGACATTAGTATGAGATTGTGGCCAATGCCACTTACCACTTTTCAATTTCCAAAAATCTAAAATATCACCTACCAAATATAAAGTTTCGCAAGAATGATTTTTTAAAAAGTCATTAAGAACATCTGCCTGACAGCCTTTGGTTCCTAGATGCAAATCTGATATGAAAATTGAACGGTAATTATTCATAAAAAATCCCTAACGTTTAACAACTACTAAAAATATTTAGAAAGTGAACGTTAGATTTGTGTTAATCTATTATTATTTTTTTGTTAGAGGATTCTAATATCTTTGAGCCTAGGATTTCTCCAAGGTTTCTGACCCCATATCAACCAACGTTCAATGTTGTATTGAGTTTGATATTCGGGCTTCCAATGTCTTGGGGTTTGTTGCCAGATTTCATTATCATGTGGACTCATGCCACAACGACCATCAAGATGTTCTGTATCTCGCATCAGTTTTTTGCGATGGAAATACAGAACGAATGGTAGGAATAAATCAAGAAAATTAATGAGAAGTTTCAAGAGAGGATACTAAGAATTTTTTTCATTCATTACCTTTCAAAATGATGTTATAATTTGATTTGAGACGTATCTGTAGATGCAAGACTCAACCCAGTGACTTGCTGAAGATACATATCTGCAAGTTCCCTCTTTGAAGAAACTTGTGCCAAAACGTGCTGTGTTGAAATAGAAATATCTTCATCATTTCCTGCCATGATCCAAGGGACCAATGCGATTCCAACTTGACCGTTAGGTCCAGGCACTTGCATGATCGTATGAGGACGTTGCAACTCAACCTCATCCGAACCAACTGTACAACGACAAATGACTTCCTCACCTGTCGTCAATTTTATTACCTTCACTTCACTACTCATCGTATTTCAAACTCCTTATTTGGAAATTTAGTTTTTGCCAACAAATAGGCACGATATGCTTCAGACCAAGACAAGGTGCGAGTTCGCATGGTCTTCTCATCTTTCAATTTATGATTCCAATAAAAAGACATTCCAGAGTCACTCATTACCTCGTCAAGATCAATAATACCAATTGCCTGATTGTAAGCATTTATCTCAACGACAGAATACATCATTTTTCCTCCAATTGTCCGAGATAAACATACTCTCCCTGAATATCTTTCATTTTACTAATGTCAACACCTGATTCTTTATAGCTACTCATACATGAGGTTCCGCATGACCATGTGATTGGTCGGGTTGAATGTTATCAGTATGACACCAATAGTCATGTTCAACTTTGGGCCATACCATGTAATATCCAATAGCAGCAAAGAATACAATAAAAACGCCTACCATCATTACAAATATCAGTTCCATTACTTCTCCTGATTTGTTTCAATCACACGAAATCCACCCAGAATTGAAGGCACCCAAAGTCCCACATAAATTCCAAGAAGTTTGTTATCTTCAAGACCACTGAAGAAGAATAACCATACTGATAGCAACAAGGACAATGCTGCTGCCAGTAAAACGAATTGTGCTGGTTTATTGATTTTCATTATGACTCCAAATCCAGATTGATTTTTTATAAAGAAAGGGAAATCGCTCTTTTGCTTTTTTGTGAAGACTCCATTGGCGATTTGCCGCAATGAGAACTGCGATTGACCAGTGGATTGCCCATCCGAGTAGAGCATAAGGAACCGCCTCTGGAAGCACCCAAATACAAATCACTGCGGTGAGCAAATAAAACTTATCCAACAGAAGTGCGGTGTATGCCATTCTGTCAGAATTGTTTGTCATCATTGAAATAACCATATCAATCCCACAGGTTCATGTAATATTTTCCGAACAACTGAAGCCCTTTTTCCATGCGTCTGGTGGACTCCCAGTCTATGTCTCCAGAGTCCTTGTAAAAGATTGGCGGGTAGGCATCCGACTCTATATATTGACTGAATGCCCAAATCATCTCATCAAGAACATGGTCCCATCGGTTGTGAAAGTTTTTATCAGTCTCGCCAGCATTCTTATATTTGGTGAGTTCCTCTTCAGTTGCTCGCAGAGACTCATCTGATACATCCTCATTATCAACAATAGGAGACCCTAGCTTAGTCTTCTTCAGTTGGACAAGGCAAGGATGAATAATATGAGCAAGAGTGTAGTCCAAGGACCATGTATCCTCTTTGTCTACTTGGACATCAATTATGTCGTGTGAAGCTTCTTCCACGTGTGTGATATTCACTTTCATAACGTACCTTTTTATTGATAAGAATCAATCAATTCTTCTGAATCGTCATAATCGTCATAGTCCAAATAATCTTCAGGTGAATCTCCTCTAAAAAATTTTCGGTTCATGTTCCGTTGTCGCTTGTGTTCAAAACGGCGATCTTTACGTGACACTCCAATCTTTTCATCATTCAATAGTTTTTCCATATTTCCTCACCAATACTCGTTGTTTTTTTCTAGCCTCTCTCAAAAGAGTCTTACTGACTCGTTCTGTAAAGTTTTTGCCATTCATATGATCCATCTCGTGATGGAAAATTCTAGCCTCAAATCCTTCAAGGTTTTCATGTATCAACTCACCCCTCTCAGTACGATATGAGACGGTAATGGATTTAGGTCGGTGAATGTTCAACCACAAGTGGGGGTAACTGAGACAACCTTCTTTCATAAAGACTGTTTCCTCAGATTCTTCAAGAATCTTTGGATTGAAACAGGTGACTGGAGTTTCTCCATTCATTAGCATAGAAAATACCTGAAAAGGAACTCCAACCTGATTTGCAGAAAGACCCACTCCTTTATGTAAAATCATATTACTACTCAACATCTCTGCAAACTTCTCTGAGTCTAACTCTCCATTGAAGTCCCATACAGCAGGAGTTATAGACAGTGCTTCGTCAGCCTCTGGTACTAAATCAATCATGGTTCAACCATCTGTGAAAAATTCTTGTGTTTCTCAAACTTGACTACCTTGTCAAATTTATCGTAAAGGACTTCGCCTTTATGACTTATTATAAACACATTTACGTCTTCTGTCAAGTCATAGATTATCTTGAGAAATTCATCTGTACCTGAATTGTCCAATGAACTATCAAACACCTCATCCATAATTAGGAGGTTTGTGTTTACACTGTTCTTCAACTTTGCCACAGCCCTCCATGTGAAGAGTAGAGCAAGGTCAATTCGCATCTTCTCTCCCTCACTAAAAGAAGAGTAGGTGAACTCGTCTCTATGCCGAGATTTGATGGTTTCATTGAAGTTCTCATCTAGCTCAAACGAGACGAAAAAATCCATCTTATTCAAGTGAATGTTGATCAACTTATTGATCACTGGGAGATACTGTTTGATGATTTTGGTCTTGATACCTGAGTCTTTCAGAAGGACTGAAGCCGTGTCAAAGAGATATTTTTCATTGACCAACTCCTCTTTTCGGTCACTGTAAATTCTGATCTTGTTACTGATCTCTTCCAGTTCAAGTTTCTTACTCTCTATGTCGTCCGTTCGTTCAGATATGACTTGATTCTGTTCCAAGACTTTCTGAATGTACTTGTCAATGGCATCCACCGAAGATTTGAGCTTGACCATTTTGGTGTTATTCTCACGAATTTGACTCTGTATCTTTTCAATCTCAATGATTCGTTCGTTCTTCTTCTGTAACTCGGCTCCAAGTTCTAATAATGCGTTCTTGTTTTGATGCATCTTATCATGAAACTCAGTTATCATCTTTGTTCTAAAGGATGCATCAATGGTCTGTCTACAAGTGCCACACTCCTCATTTTGTTCATAGAACTCCATCTCCTTATGAAACTTCAGAAGATTCTTTTCAATACCCTTCTGATAGTCTTTGAGAGTGTTCAACGACTTACTGACTTTCTGCTCATCAGTAACTGTATTGAGAAGGTCTTCGTTTTCTTTCAGTAAGGCATTGATCTGTTCCATCTGAGAAGACTTTGACTGCTCATGAGTCTGAATGTCCTTGAGGTTGTTCTCAATCTGTTGAGTCTTGTCACTCTTCAGTTCCTCAATCATTTTCTTGTAGACTCGTTCCTCATTCTGTGCACTCTCCAAAGACATGGTAACCTGAGAAAGATTTTCTTTGTTGGAAGAAATCTTTTGTCTCAATAGAGAATTCATCACAGAAAACACCTCAATGTCCAAGAGGTCTTCAATGATGGCTCTACGATCACTGGCCTTTAGTTGCATGAAGGGAATAAAGGAAGAACTGCCCAACAAGACGATTTGAGTGAATGACTTGTAGTTAAGCTTGAGAATAGTCTTTTCTAGGAATTCCTGATAGTCTCGGACTGAGGCATCTTGGTTGAGTAGTTTACCGTCTTGGTGTATCTCAAAGAAGTTCTTCTTGATACCACGGCGAACCAGATACTCCTTGTTACCAATGGAGAATTCAACCTCAACCTCAGTCCCACCTTGGTTGATAGAATTGACTAACAGGTTTTTATTGACAGACCGAAAGGGTTTACCAAACAAGACAAAAGTCAGAGCATCCAGAATAGTTGACTTCCCTGCACCATTGTCTCCAATAATAAGAGTTGAATGGTTCTTGTTCAACTCCATCTCGGTGAAGACATTTCCAGTTGAGAGGAAATTCTTCCACCGAATTTTATGAAAACAAATCACTGTTTCTCTTTCGTTTCAATTAGACGAGTTAGATACCACTGAGCTTTACGAAGATCTTCAATCTCCCTACCCTTCTTATCACTTCTCAGCACATACTTTACGATATTACCACGATAAAAGTCAAGACTAAAACTATCAATGATATCTATCACCTCAATTGTTTGACTCTGGTAATGATCAGGATGATCTACTTTTTCAGTCATGATTCTCATTCAATAATACTGGTCCCGTTCCTTTCTCGGTAATCTTGAAAGTAAAGGGTTTGGTTTGTAAAGAATCTACAATAATATTGTTTACTAGATGGTTCAAAGTAATATCTTGCTCATGTGCCATCATGGCTAAAGTCATGAACAAACTATCTGGAATATCCACTTGAATTTCCTCAGTACACTTTTCTTTGTCATAGACAAATTTTTCACCTTCCTCCAAAGGATTTTTCATAGTTCTTACCTCTTGTTGATGTTGGTAGTACCAGTTTGCAGTGTCCGTCATGTCACTCCACATTTTCCACGGTTAGGGCTTCAACATACAAAGACTTGAGTAAGGAATCTAACTCAGTCTTGTTATCCATGTTTAGAGACTCAATATACTTGGACAAAATCGTCATGGTATCTTCAGCCTCGTCAACTAAATGGTCTTCTTCATCATAGAGTGTGGCATCAAATGATTCTGCCACAGAAATATCTGCAACCCCAGATTTGTAAAGCTTGTCCAATAGTGTATCAAACCAGAATGGATTGTTTCTCTTTACCACCACCAGTTTGACGTAACAGTCTTTATACTCTGAGTAGTCTTTGGACTGTATACTCTCAAGAGTCATCTCATCATCATTATAATGAATCTTGTGGAATATCTCATAGGGATTCTGAATAAACTCTAAAGACCTGTCCGCAAAGTCCAGTACATGGAATCCTCTTGGGTCTTTATAATCACTCCAATAAATCTGATATGGATTACCAAGATAATGCACATTACCTATGGAAGACTTGTGGTGGAAATGACCACTAAACACCATATCAAATTTATTGAAAGTATCAATACTGAGTCCATCTTTGCACAAGTGACCCTGATGCATCTCAAATCCATTTACTTCCAGATGACCGAATAAAATCTGTGATTTAGTGGTCTGAATCAGGTCCATTGACTCAATGTAGTTCTCTGGACAAATCCAAGGAATAAAGGTCGTATTTACCCCGTAAAACGTGTCAGAATCCCCGTCACGAGGACTTTCGTACACATGGATGTTCTGATACCCTTTCAACAGTAGAGAAACAGAATTGACCTCATTTGTAGTCTTGAAGTAGGTATCATGGTTACCTGCCAACATATGACACTCAATACTATCTCTAACCATTGGATCAAAGAAGTATCGTTTTGCATCAAAGAATGACTTGTAGTTGATGTACTTCCTCCGATCAAATACATCACCCATATGAATGATCTTCTTGATATTATTCTCTCTCAAGTAGGGAAAGAACACCTCATCGTAAAACTTTTGAAAATACTTTGAGAAGATCAAACTATCATTACGTGATCCGAAATGAGTATCAGTAATTATTGCTACTTTGGTCATAAAAACATCTCTAGAGTGTTTGATTTCTTTGACACCTTCTTCTTCTTGGTCTCTTTGGTCTTCTCAAAATTTGAGATGAAGTCGTACATATTGACTTTCTGGTCATGAGTCATAGTCTCAAAAGAATAGTCATCACCATCATATTCACTCAACTCTACATTAGACACTAGAGACGCATTTGAGTCCATTGTCTTATACTTGATGTACAATTGCTTCTTCTCTCTCTGTATTCTTCGTATGAATGCATAGTAGATCATCTGTGTGAAGTATGCAAATGGATTCTTTGACTTCTCTGGGTCAAAGTTATTCATGTACTGAACACAGTTCTCAATGCCATCTGAAATCATGTCATCACGAAATGCATAGTTGATAAAATTAGGACGATAAGACAAACGGTTTGCAATCTTCAGAAAACACTCACCAATGTACTCTGGAATCGGGGGTTCTTCCTGATCATTTTGTTTTGCCTCTGCTCGTTCTTTCTGGTATTTTATTAGTTCCTCTAAAAACTTACTGTTATCAATGTAATGCAAGGTTATCTCCTATTTGAAAAACTAATGATTAGTATATCATAACAGACAGATGAAGTCAAGTGTGCCTGGGGGGTTGACAAATGACTTGACTTTTGATAGTATTATTGGTGTGGGGGGTGACAGTCAATATTAGTATTACTGTTTGAGTAGTATGGGATGTTTGAAGACAGGAAAATTTTCTTCCTCATAAGTCTTGAGACGTTCTTCAAAGTGTACATAAGTATAGTTCTTTTTGGACTTGTAACAGAGGTCGTCAGCAATATCAAAGAGAGTAGCAGAGTCTTTGGTTTCAGACTTTCTCAGACCTCTTCCAATAGACTGTAGATTACGAATCCTACTTTTAGATGGACTCGCAAAGATAATACTATGTAGGTTCCTTATATTTACACCTACAGAGAATACCCCGTATGATGCAACGATGATTGCATCCTTCTCCTTTTCCACAATGAACCGAATCTCCTCTCTGGTATCGGAGTCCGTTCCTCCATGAACGAAAAAGACTTTCCTGCCCTGACTCCTTTCCTTGATCATGTCAAAGAGTAGTTTACCATGTCTTTCAACAAAACGAAAGAGCAAGAGAGTGTTGTTAGGTTGACTGAGAGCAAGGTTACGAATAAACTTGTTCCTGGCTTCAGATGCAACGAGGTAATCTAGTTCTGCCTGATAGTCTGAGTCTTTGAGAGTAAAACAGATGGAATCAGGATGTTTTAGTATTAGAGCATTGATCTTGAAAGTTGAGAGGTGCTTTTGGTCTATCAGTTCTTTGGTCGTAGTGACCTTATGTACCTTTCCAAATAAACCCTCTAATACTAATTTATGAGTCTGTGTACCGTCAAGTGTTCCTGTGGTTCCGATACGATATTTTGCATTGACACACTTGGTCATAATGGAGGTAAGTGATTTAGACTTGAAACCATGAGCCTCATCACCTATGATCAGTTGATACTGTTCAAAATAAGACTGTTTCATCTTATATATGGATTGCCAAGTTGAGATCACAACTGGAAGTTCTGAACCCTTGTCTCTTCCAGCAATGACTGTGTGACAGTTGTTAGCGACATCCCAACCATATTCCCAAAAGTCATTATACATTTGAGAGACCAAAGATGTAGTTGGGACCAGTATCAAAGTTTTGAGATTCAAATACCGTACCAATAGGTAAATGATAAGAGACTTACCAGAAGCAGTAGGTGAGAGTAAGAGACTTCTTCTGTGAGTCAATGCATGATTCACTGCAGATATTTGATAGTCTCTAGGTGTATGTTTGAGGTTCAGTGAGTCTATAAACTGTTTTGAGAGTTTGACATTTGGTGTTGAAAAGTCTGAATCAAAGACGGTCTTGTAATCTCTGACATACAAAAATTTACATAGATGTTCAAAAAGACCCCCGTAGAGTTGACGGTTGAACACATTGAATAATCTTATACGACCATCCCAGACCTTTGACCTATAGGCTGGCATGAAACTGTAACCAGGCACCATAAAGGTAAAGTGATCAGAAATCTCTTGAGCGATGGAGTGGTCACAGTCAATTTTGAGCCAGACTTCGTCCTTCTTTTTGATATGTACGGTGTCAATTGTTTCCATTAGTAAATTTCAACCAATCTATGGCATTTTTGATTTGAAATCCTCTATTGTTTATCATTTTCAATATAGAATCCAAATAGTTGACTTTTTCTTGTAGTATTGCAATTCTCTGTTTGATTTCCAATATATCTTTATCTGCCTCAATGTAACCCGAAATCTCATTTTTTAGCAAACGGCCTAAGTATGGTGTCCAACCTCTGGCTTCTAATTCATCCTCACTCATCCGACCAGTATAGTACTCGGATTTAGCATGAGTCAACTTGGTCAGTTCAAATTCAAGTCCCCGTAAACGGATTCTCTCATCTGTATAAACCTTTAGATATTTGTCGTGGATTTGTGGGATACGAATAGACTCTAAGCCTAAGTCAGTGAAGTCAATTTCACGGTCACGATTCCATTGTTCTTGAATTTCGTCAAGTCTCAATTCAACTCCTCATAAAATAGTTATTCTGAATATACTGGTGCTCCTTCATATGAAGTGTCATTATTCAGAAGATTTTCAATTTCGTATATATCATATCTAAAAGTGACATCAGCAGTCTGGTATTCTACATCAGTGGTCGCAGAATCAAAGTTGATACCAGAGAGTGATAGTGGAAAGCAGTCTCTGAATCTGATGTTCATTTGTGGGTTCATGTGACTTGTCAGTACAGTCAAAACAGCATCAGAAGTGAGTCCCTTGGTGTTCTTGAGTTTGGTGTATTTCTCTTGTGCTTCTTTGGTGGGTATTCCCAATGAGATAATCCAATCATAGACTGTCAACCAGTTCTTCATGTTTTCGTCAATTACAAACCGAATGGTCAATTCTTCAAATGAAACCTCGTCACCTGTGAAATGAGTTTCTCTCAGAGGTGTACCCATAGTGATTGGATTGATAGACACGCCTGGTAGATTAGCAGCCTGACAGTAATAGTTTATCTCTGGATAACTGGAAATCTGAAAACGAAATCCAATTGGAGATAGGAAGTTTACATTGGAGGGCATGTTTTGTAGTGCTGACATAATCTCGTACCTATAGGGTTATCTAACAGAACTATTTATATCACTACAAACGAAAAAAGGGAGGAAACCCTTTCGGACTCCCTCCCTTTCAAAAAAACCTCTTGTGAGGAACCGATTACATCAGATTTGCAACTTTGACAAGTCTGTAGTAATAGTTATTATTGTTGAGTGCACCGTCACCCGTAGAATCAGCAAATGGATTCGTCACCATTCCGTAACGAGTCTTGAAGCCAATCTTAGGCTGGAAGGTGTTCTCACCAACTGCTCTCACCATTTGGAGAGGCACGTATGGGCAGTAGAACAATCCTGCATCATAAGCAGATGCACCCTTGTAACCCACAACGAAGAAGTTAGTTGCAGAAGCACTGAAGTATGGGTCAACATACACTTTGTAGCGACCATTCAGAGTTCCAACGAAGGTGTTTCCAGTGTCATCAATACCAGATCCGTCCATCACACCAGCCATGGCCAGTGCAGAAGCAACGTCTGAAGAAGTGATAATCATGTTACCTTTTCCTCTTCGGGTTGCCTTTGCAATTGCATTAGCTTCTCTCTCAATCTGGAACATCAGACCCTTGAACTTCTCAACTGACCAACGTCCGTTGGAATCGGTGTCAAGGTCAAAGATACCAGCAGTAGTGGTATTGTGTGCAGCACCATGAGTAGCAACTTTGTAGATGGTACGAATCACTTCTCTGTTGATCTCAGCCAAAATCTCTTGAGACAGAATGTTTGACAGTTCAGTCTCAGCATCCAGACCGTGGACAGCTCTCAGGTCTTGAGCGAGTTCCATTGAGTACTCACCCTTCAGAGCTCTGGTCTTGGCAGTAACAGTGACTCTGTCAATTGAGAAGGCCATTTGCTGGAAGTCTGAACCATGCGTACCGTTTCCAGTTCCCCAACCTTCAGCAGTTGCAGTAGAAACACCAGCTTCAATCGTTGAGGCAGTACCACCTTGAGCAAAATCGGTGGCTGCAGTACCAGCACTAGCATTAGTATTAGGTGATGGAGCAGCAGCACCAGAATGAGTTGCATCAGCTTCATTGTAGAATGCTTCAGTTCCAGATTGGGTATCATATCTTGCTCTCATAGCAAAGATAAGACCAGTAGGACCAGTCATTGGTTGTACACCAGCAACATCATAAGCAATCAGATTAGGCATTGCTCTTCTGATCATTGAGATCAGAACAGGGTCTGCATATTGGACATCACCAGAAGCAGCTGCAGTAGGTGCAACGTTGGTTGGAGCTTCGTTCAACGAACCCCAATTACCTTGAGAAGCTTGTTCTCTCATAGCCTTCTCTTGGTTCTCAAGCAGGACAGCAGTCACTGCTTTTCTGTAGGTATCCTTGATCTTTGGCATATCCTCATGCTCAAGAACAGGAGCCCACTTTCGTTGTAAACTTTCAGACAGAAACATTTTATCTCCTAAAAATTTTAGTGGTTATGGTAAATCAAAGATTATGTCTCTTCAATGCATTCACATAGATTGACATTGAAGGATCAACTTTTTCCACTTCTTCATCATCTTGATCTGTAGTCTCTAACTCTTCAGTCAGAGTCACAGTTTCACTAATAGTGGTCGGGAAGTAGTTTTCTTTAAGCACTTCCAGTTTTGAGATGAATTGTTCGGTGTTACCGTAATCAAGACCTTCGGCAAGTTTGTTCAACTTTTCTCTTTCAATCTCGGTCAGGTCTTCAGACACAGAACGAATCATTTCTTCTCTCTTGTAAGAATCCAGTTCTTTCTTGACTGCGACATTGTAGTTTACAGCTTCATCAAGTTTGGATTCCAGTTCTTCTACTTTCTCAAAGAGGTCGTCAACAAGGTCAACTTTCTCTTCTGGAATATCAATATAGTGCTCTTGGAAGAGATTCTTCAGGCCGGTCATGAAGTCTTCAACCAGTTCTGAGCGAATACCTTTTTCCACAGCAAGTTCGTTTTCTTTCATCCACTCTTCAACGACATAGTTGAGGTAGGAATCAACTTTGTCAGCCAGACCGTCTTTGATCTCAGCCTTAGCTTCAGAGAGTTCTTTGTTGTAGTTAGCTTCAAGAATCTCTACTCTTTCGTTGACTTCTTGGATGACTTTAGCAGTCACTGCAGCTTCAAAAATGGTTGCTGCTTTAGACTTGAACTCTTCTGAAAGATCTTGACCACTCATCAGAGCCTTGACATCTTCTTCAACGTCAATCTTTACGTCTTCTTTAGTGACCTTTTTGACTTCTTTCATTTCTTCTTCATCCTCGTCCTCGTCTTCTATCTCTTCTTCATTCAGAGAGGTGGCTTTCATGATACGAGCATAAGAATCAGCAAGTTCTTTCTTTTTCATTCCGTTAAGGGAATCATAAATGGCCTTCATCATTCCGGCCTTAGTTTTAGGAGCTGACACGGTTTCTTCAACCTCTTCTTCGTCGTCAGTTTCCTCTTCGTTATCTGAAGAATCCATGGCTTCAACGAGCTCTTGTTCAATTTCTTCTTCAGACTGTTGTTCCAAAATTTCTTCAGACATTTAATTCTCCTTTAGAATTTAGATACAGTTTTTGAATATCTAGAGTTATTTATAAAAAAATAAATTTAGAGTTTAGTTAGGAAATCTTCAAATACTTTGATCATTGTTTGCTCACGTTCTTCCTTTGAAGGAGCTTTTTCAATTTGATCTTTGTAATCTTGGATCTGTTGTTCTTTTAAAATCCCGTTGTCCCAAACCCATTCTCTTCCTTCCATGATTCCATGTACGAATGCATCAGGAGCAGAAGGGTCAGCAACGATATCAGCAGCAGTTGCAAGATAAAAGTCATTTTGAACTTCTTGTATACCATCCTTACCAGGCTTGAGTGAACCCATACCTCTGGACGACACGCCGAGTCTTGCACCCTCGTCAATCAAATTCTTGACGATCTTACCGTAAGGAGTATCAAGAATTTTTGCTCTACCCACAAAGTTGTTATCAACCTTGACCAACTCTTCAATCATGTGAGAAACTCTCTCCAGATTGACTGTTGGTCCGTCAGGATGACCCAGTTCTCCAAAAGCTCTCTTTTTAGAGATGAACTCATCGGAATACCGTTTAACCTCTTTTTCAAGGATAGGCATACTATAAATTCTACCATTTCGGTTCTTTGTTTCAGCCTGCATGAAGACACCCTCAATGAAATAATTTTTTGGTTGTCCTTCTGTGGCTTCAATCAAGAAATCTACTTGGGTAGCCTCTTCGCTAATAAGTTTCATTGATAGTCTCCATTACTCTACAGCTTCAGGGTTTTTAGCCATTACTTTTTCACGATAAGCATCTTTCATTTTTTTAGTAACGTCTTTTTTAAATTTTTTCTCCCACTTGGCTCTTACCTTCTTGAGAAGGTTAGAAGCTTTTGTCTCTATTTTTTCTTTTTGAGCTGCAGTTGCATCAGCATATTCACCTGCTTTATCTGCTACAGCTAAAGCCTTCTGTCTGAGGAATCTCTCTAGTGCGGCTTTTATTTTTTCAGGTGTAGGTGGTTTATTTGCTGTTTTTTCTTTTTTGATTTGTGCTTTTTTTGAAGCAATTTTTGCAGCCAATGACCTTTTGATTCTTTGTATAAAATTCAGTTCATTCAATTCTGGATCAAAGTCATTATTCAGGCCTGCCTTTGCCTTTTTAAGTCTTTCAAGCGCGCCTTTCCCACCCCTGACTGTTTTCTCCTTCCCGCCGGGAGTTTTTCCTAATTTTGCCATCTGTTCAAGTTTTCTCAGGTAAGTAGGGTCTTTCTTTTTCTTTTTAATTATTTCTTTTTTACGTTTGTAATATTCTTTTGCATGTTTTTTTCTTTTTGCTTTTTCAAGAGGAGAAACTTTTTTAACTTTTTGTATTTGAATTTCTAAAATCAATTCATTCATCACACCATCTAAAGTCTCCTCATCTAGATCTAACACGACGAGATCATTAGCAAGTTGATCTAATTCTCCCTCAGTAATGAATTCTTCTACTAGAATTTCATCAAGTTCTTCTCTGAGTTCAGTAAAATTTTTCATCTTAGTATCCTACTCCTGCTCTGGATGACAAGTATCCAAGAGTTCCATTTTTCTCGTAGTTTGGTGTATTGAACCCACCCGTTTTTGAAATATTGACCATTACAGTGTACCCTGCTTGATTCGTGCCAGAAATAGTTCCTGCAAGTTTGATATCACCCAATGTTGTTCCACCAGATGCTGTCATTGGAATTGAACCCATATCACTATTTCTTAGATCCCATTTACCGCCTCCAGTGAAGTAGCCGATATCTTGGGAAGTGGTCCCATCAAAGGTTACTGTTGCAACCATGTTAGTAGTACTCCACCAAATTTCTCTCACAGCAAAGTCTGGAGTATTGAATGCTGGTGCTGTTGAAGCATCTGTATTGGGTTGACTGCCCGAAATACTACCTGAAACAGTTTTATTTGTTCCAGGCAATGCACCACTTGAAGCAGCAATTGGTGTAGAGTCTGTTCCACTAGTTACAAGATAACAAGTTGCTGTTGATGCTCCAGCAGTGTAGTCTTGAACCACTGCATATGCAGGAGTACCAGCCGAATCAAAGGTCAATATTTCACCGATACACAAATTGGTGGTTGGTGCAGTAGTAAAGGTAACCGTGAACAGTCTATATTTCAGGTCTCGTGCATCTTGTTTCTTTGTTGCTGACTCACTGGCTGTCCCAGTATAAGTACATAAAAGTGTATAGTCAGAAACCGTATCCCTGATTAGTTGAGTGGTTGCAGCCATTTATTATACCTCATGTGCTTTACCAAGGACTTTCATGAAACCTCTTTCAGTCCTTTGGAGTTGATTGATAATTTTTTTCTTTTCGGATGAATCCAGACTGTCAATGTATTTGACTAGAATCTGAGCAGTAAGGGGTTCAATTGGAATACTGGTCCCATCAGCTAAAGTCACTTCTCCATCAGTTTTAGACTTAGTCATTTTTTGGAGGTCACTTCTCAAATCCTCATACAAGACACTAGAAAAATTTAAAATGAATGAATCTTGTACATACTCATAATCACCAGGCATTCCACTTGAACCTCTCTTTTTGGTCCATCCTACAACACGATCCAGACCCCATCTTTTCATGTGGTTTTCAACGTCTTTTGTGTTCTTTAATTTTTTTCTTTCCAGATTTGCTACGTCATCTTTCATGTCATCTGGAATGTCTTTGATGTCTTTACCGACATAGTCCCTTGGTAATTTTACACCAGTACCTTCTGGTTCTTGTTTTTCTGGTTCTGGTTTTTGATCTTCTGGCTCAGGTGTTGGTTCTTGTTTTTCTGGTTCTGGTTTTTGATCTTCTGGCTCAGGTGTTGGTTCTTGCTTTTCTGGTTCTGGTTTTTGATCTTTTGACTCAGGCTTCATTGTAGATGGTAAATCCATATCATCTAACGATTCACCTCTTTGAACCTTAACTTTTATTTCTCTGTTGAATCTATTTGCTTGATTTCCAGCTTCTTTTTCTAATTCTACTATATCATCGTTATTTGGATTTTTATATTCACTTCCAAATTTGATTCCCATTTTTCCAAGATCATCATTGCCTGGATCAGGTTTTTTAGGGTCTATAAAATAAGATAATGTTTCTTCTTTTTTAGTGTTTGGGTTATAAGTTTTTACATTAATATCATACCCATATTCAGCATTATCCTTTTTCTCTTTCTGAGATTTTTCAGCATTATCCTTTTTCTCTTTCTGAGATTCTTTGTAACCCTTGATTTTATCCTTGACTTTTTTATAGGCCTTACCACCAACACCCCACAGAGCCATAGCACCCATTAGTGCAGCACCAATGGGTCCAATTTCGTTTATTTTCTGTTGTTCTACTATAAACTCTCTGTAGGTCTTCATTACTCTGTCGGTTCTGATGTTGCTGGTGCATCTTGTTGAGTCACAGAGTTGAACATTGATTGAGCAACTTCTGCTTTCTTTGATTCAATTGCATTCATAACCTTATTTGCTAAAACACTCTGAATGGCATCCTTTACTTTGGACCCATCCCCCGAGTAAGAATATTTTACAATGTCTTCTGGAGTGTAATCACTCATAACTTTACCCTATATTTGAGGTTACTGATTATATTTATACTAAACCAACTTTGGAAAGTTTATACTTCTAAATATTTTGAACATATATTCATTACGGTTTATCAGGCCAAATAACATTTGTCAAATCTCCATTCTCGTCAAGTTGAGGGTTAGCATCTATTGTAATGTCTCTGAGTGCTTGACGATAATCCAGCCATGCTTGCTTGTTCAAATGAGTGTAGTCTGCCAAACCCCACGGAACATCAGTCTCTAAAAGCAATTGGTCTCTTTGACTTCTCAACTGGTCAATCGCAGGAACATAATCAGGAGGTTCTGGTGTGTTGCCTTCTGCCAACCACGCAAGGTATTCCTGATAGTGACGGTTTCCTCGGTCATTTGGAATAGTTGAATTTTTTTCAGTGTTCAGAATGTTGTCCGAGTCTTTTATAAGTTTATACATTTTTATAACTCCGCGTCATAAATCAAATTTCCATAAAATCCAGAACCCGCACTAGATAAATCTAACCTTCCTCCTGAAAATTTTGAATCATAAATTGATGTTGCTGTTACGCTAGTAGTGGTTATAATACCGTATGAACCAACTGTCACTAAGTTTTCGCCAGTAAATTCAGGAGTTGTTCTCATTACAACAGGAAATACGATGTTAGACGGGTGATATGTAATGCTGGCAGTAGCATCTGTTCTTTGGTAATACCCGATATATTTTTGATAATACCTCTGACACAACGCCAACTCCACACCATAAGGTCGGTGTTCAAACGGTGTGGCAGTAGAACCTGTTTCAAGTTGGACTTTGCTCAAGTTTGTCAGTGTTCCACCAAATCTAATCCAGAGATGCTTACTATACTCTGTTGCTTCATTCACAGTGATGTTTCCACCATTTGAAACTGTGGTCCAAGTTAGCCCACTATCTGGACCATCACCTGCTGTCGTGTCTGTTGAAACTACATAGGATGCCGTTATGTCTGAACCAGCATCTTGCCAACTCAATGTGTATGTTCCGTTGAACACATTTTTGTCCTCAACTCCCTGATACAGATAAGTTCCATCGTAATACCATCGGTCGTAATTGTAATCAGATGATGTTGCTGTGATGGATGCTGCGCCTCTTTGATTGACTTGGAAATTTCCATTGATGATGAGATTACGGAAACCAGAGAGTTGACCACCATTCACGTTAGATGTAGTGATTCCATTAGAAAAATTTGGACCACCGTTGCCTGCTTTATTGTAGATGTTATCTATGTACAGTGTTGATGATGACATTTATTCTCTTACTGGCCACGAATTGAAAACTAATTCTCCATTTTCATTCAATGTTGGTGCTTCTATGTTTCCTGCCTCAATTTCCTGTGGAAGATTTCGTAAAGCACTTCTATATGTTTTAAGTTCAGTAATATCTATTTCTTCTTCAATTCCACGAGTAACTTCCCAGTCTGTTTCGTTGAGTAATCTAGTTCTTTCTAAACGAAGAAGACGAAGTGGTTCGGCTGCTTGGAGTTCTTGGATTTTTGCTTGGATTTCTTCCCAAGTCACTCCAAAATCGTCTGAATTAGAACTTTCAATTCCACATTGATTTTCATCTACGCCAACAATCTTTTTGAACATTTGAAGAAATTCTTGCTCATTTGTTGGAGTTCCTCTCATAACCCAATCGGTTATTCCTAGTTCATTTATTGCTTGTGTTACATCTATCATTGCGCAATCTCATAAACGGTTATGTGATGGGCAGCACGACAATCAACGTTATTGTCGTTTCTATTACCAATGTATAGAGTATACGAACTACTACATTTAGCGGTCAATACGAAATCAATTTGCGATAATGATGTCGTTGTATCCTCAAGAGTTGTTCCATAAAACATTTTCATCTGTATAGCAGTGCTAACAGCATAAAGATTGCTCAATGGGTTCACATCATCCGTACTCGGGGTGACTAGTTGAGTAGTGGTTACTCCAGAAATTGTTTTATTCAATCTAACATCATTCGCGCCAGAACCAGTTGCCCCATAATTGAAACTAAATGAAATCAGCAATTTTGAACCAATTGCTTTGGGTGTAATGCTTACCGCAAGATTAGTATTGGTGTATGCTGCGCTGGTATGTGAAGATGGTAATTTACTTGTAGTGTTTACCATTTGAATAACATGCCCAGCAGGAAAAGTAACATTACCACTCAAAGCACCTGCCGCACTCATTATTTCAGTTCCAGAACTACTCTTCAGAGAATTTTCCAGAACTATTCCGTTTCCCGATGTCTTTTCTTGTAGTGCGTCTACTTTGATTATTGATGCCATTATTCAGTCTCTGATGGTTTCGTGGGCCATTCAACATTAGTAAGATTCCCATTCTCATCTAACTCTGGCTGTGCTGTCTCGGGTAAATCACGAAGTGCTTGCATGTAAACTGCCCATTCTTGTGGTACTGCTTGTCCTTGTGAGTATGCTCTCAGTGTTATATAGTCTGTTTCTTGAAGTAATCTATTGCGTTCTGTTCTGAGTACCCGTAATGTATATTCTCCCAATGTAATATTTTCAATTTCTAATATAGGCTGAACGAGTTCTAAAAAATTATTCATGCCAATCTCCTGATTTCTAACCTACCACCAGATATACTTGAATAAGTTCCATAAGTATAATTATTAAAAAACCTAACACTTCCAACATCATCAAAATTTACAATAAATGAGAATACACCACAATAAGATATATTTTGTGCAGTGCCAGTTCCACCAGAATAACTATAAAAAGTTGTTCCATTTTCATCTTGCACGGTCACTTTTCCATTTGATGTCCATGCATAAGAATACCAATTACTATACCCAGTAAACAAATAATATTTACCATGATTGCCATTATTTTTTAATGATATTCTATTATTAGAAAAATCTATCCAATCGTCTACCGATGGTTCAGTAGAAATTCCACCTGCATTTCCATACGCATCATAAGCGGGAGTTGAACTGCTAGACCAACCTTGATATGTAGAATACGCTTGTCCTGATAGTAAAATATCATATTGCCTAGATGCTCCACTACCCTGAACCATAGTGTTTTGATTCAATGCCCATGTGTATGCCTTACCATTGTGTGTCCCAAAATCAATACCAGAACCTAAAATTAATTTTGTAGTATTAATAGTGGATGGAAAAGTAACATTACTTCCTAATGTTGTATTATCAATGGTTGATGGAAAAGTAACATTACCACTCAAAGCACCCGCTGCACTCATTATTTCAGTTCCAGAACTATTGAGCAACGGACTATTCAGTTTGACTCCCGTTCCCTCTGCTGATTTTTCTATCTCATCTACGATTATTTTTCCACTCATACTATCGTCAGTGTTCCATTAATTGTAATGATTGAATTTGCTGTAATTGGACCAGCCAATACACAATTATAATCAGCATCTATTGTAATATTTTCATTTAGTATACTTTTATTCACAACCAAATGTTTTGCTTTTACAGAACCATCTTTACTTTGTTTTTCTAAAAAATCTGCTTTGAGAGTTCTAGAACCTAATAGTTTCATGTTTGCTCCACTATTGATAAAGAAACATCAAAAGAACTTGCTGTATTAGATGTAACTTTTAATACATCTGAGGCATTTAAAATCAACTTATTTCCAGACATAATTTCTAATGCAGTTCCTGTTGGTACAACTAAATTTTTTGCAAAATTTACAGATTGACTCGCATCGTTATCATCTATATATACACCAATTTTAATATCATTATCTATTATATTTGAAATTGTAAATCCTATTACAATAGTAGTTGTAAGAGATGGTACTGTATATACAGATGCATTTGCACCTCCTGTAGAATAATTAGTTCCACCATTATATGTTTTGAGTAAGAGTGTATTTGCCATTTATAAATCAACCGAAAATTATTGAATTAATGAAAGCGTCATCCTGAATCGGTGTAAGATCACTTGTCAATGCAACAGTACCAGTACTGTCTGGTAATGTTATTGTTCTATCTCCTGTAGGATCACCACCTTTTAAAGTTGTTTCATATGGGTCGGCTGTAGTACCTTCAAATTTAAGATCAAATCCAGCATTCAAATAGATACCATTTTGATTTATACGAACAGGAATATCGTTTGAACCACCATTCTTTACAGCAAATTCAATTATTCCATCTTCAGATCCAGATGTGACATCACCTATTTTTCCAGTGATCTTAGCATAAACTTGAGAACTGCCTGCATCATTATCTCCCCGAAACTTCAACTGTCCAAGATAGTCTGCAGTTGCTGGAGTACTAGAATCACGAACTAAATCAATAATCGGACCTGCATCAACTCCATCATTGGTGGTCGTAATCGTAACAGAAGGTGTAACTGTACTGGTCCCTGCAATATCAATATTTCCAGTTCCAGTTATGTCGTTGCTGTTTAGGTCAAGATTCCCACCAAGTTGGGGAGTAGTATCATCTACTATATCAGCAAGTCCTCCTCCACCAATCTCTTTGACTGTTCCTGAGTCATTAATGTAAAGTTTTTGAGTAGAAGTATCTACTGCTACTTCACCAGAAACAATGTCACTCGTAGTAGGAGTTGTGGTTCCTCTTTTGAGTTTAATTACTGTTGCCATAATGTAATACCTTTTTTATTAGTAAGTTCCACCGTCAATTATATTTGTCCAATCAGGTGTTCCACTATTAGAGTACAGGAAGTAACCATCCGTTCCAGCCCCAGTTGCTTGTACTGCACCAGTTCCATTCCCGTAGAGTAATCCGTTTGAAGTGAATGTTGTTGCTCCAGTACCACCGTTTGTAACAGGAAGAGTTCCCGTTACCTTACTAGTTAGGTCAATAGATCCAGCCAACATAGCATTAGTAATGCCAAGTGCCTTAACTTGTAAGGCATCAGAAGAAACTTCAATTGACGAATTATCTACTGCAACATCAAGTGTAACTGAATCTGATACAGCAGATACTGTAGATGTAATTGCTGAACCACCAGTAATAGTAAGAGTGTCCCCAAGGTCAACTACTCTAGAATTCGTACCATCCGTAACCGTAATAGTAGAATTACCAGATCCACCAGTTGGGGCAGATGCTTTCCATTTTTTAGCAGTTGAATTCCATGTTAATACGAAACCATTATTCGGATTTTTGACTGAGTCATAATCAACATCGTCTAACTTGTGGAGATTAACTTCACCCCCACCAGTTAAAATAGGTGCACCAGAAGAAGAAAAATTTATTGAAGAAATTCTTTGGTTTAATTTATTTATTTCTTTCTTATAATACTCATCATCTATATCTTTTCCCGCAGGACCAGTGTCACCTTTTTCTCCCTGATCGCCTTTTTCACCTTGTGGACCCTGTGGACCCCGTTCACCTTGGTCGCCTTTTTCACCTTGTGGTCCTTGAATTCCTTGTATACCTTGAGGGCCTTGGTCACCACGATCACCTTTTTCTCCTTGGTCTCCTTTTTTACCTTGAAGTCCTTGAGGACCAATTGAGCCAGTATCACCCTTTAATCCCTGTGGACCCTGTGGACCCCGTTCACCTTGGTCGCCTTTTTCACCTTGTGGTCCTTGAATTCCTTGTATACCTTGAGGGCCTTGGTCTCCTTTATCACCCTTCAGTCCTTGAATTCCTTGTTCCCCTTGTGGACCCTGTTCACCTTTCTCACCCTGCTCCCCTTGTGGACCTTGAATACCCTGATCACCCTTCTCACCCTTCTCACCTTGTGGGCCTTGAATACCCTGCTCACCTTGTGGACCTTGAATACCCTGATCACCCTTCTCACCTTGTGGGCCTTGAATACCCTGCTCACCTTGTGGGCCAGCAAGACCTGGCACACCTTGAAATCCTCTTGGTCCTCTAAGACCTTCTAGTCCCTGTGGACCTTGTTCACCTCGTTCACCTTGTGGACCTTGTGTAATCGTTTGTTCTATTAATTGATAATACTCTTCGTACAAACGATTTACCTCAGAGTCCAGTTTTTCCCTAAGTTTTTCAACCTCAGATTTTGTATACTGAAGACTAGTAGCAAGAACTTTTGCACTATTCAGATCAACTTTATCCGATATACTCATGCTCATCTTCTCCTAATACTGTTTTGAAAATATCGTTGATATGCATTTTCAACTCTTCATCTTTTTGTCGGTCAACAATCTTTTTCTCTACGATGTCATCTAAAGATTCATTCAGAGTTTGACCATTCTTATGTTTATATGATTGAAATTGTTCTTCTTGATCCATGTCATCATCAGGTTCAGCTTTCTTTTCCAACTCAATCTCACGATCCATTTGTTCAATTTCTTCTTGAGTTTGTTTTAGAATACGTTTTCTGACATAATCTTTAGAATAGAAGTTACCAATGACCTCATCGGCAAAGTTCATAGATTGAAGTAGTTGAAGTCTTTCTTGGAGCATCTCGGCTTCTTTCAATTCGGCAAAGTGTGAATCGGTTTGCCATTCATAAACCACGTCTTGCTCAATCATTCTCCAATCATTCAGTGTAAGAATACCCTTGAGAATAAGTTGTTTTTCAAGACATGTATGGAACAACTGATTGAAACGATTTCGTAGTCTTTCAATGAACCGTGTAAATTTGACTTCATCTCTACTTATCTCCTGTGCCCTACCAAGAGTAAACCCTGTCTCTTGTTGAAGCCTTGAAACAGGGACATTCAAAGCCTTATAGAGTTTATTCTGAAAGTACTCAACATCAGCCATCTCCCCGAGGTTTTCACCACCAGGCAAAGTAGAAATCTCTGTGCCTCGTCCACCCTCTCTTCGTGGCAACCAATAGTCTTCCAACATAGACATATGTTTTCGGTCATCTCTCAGTTCACCTGTGTTAGCATCATAGACCATTTTATTCTTATACCGAGTCATAATATCACGGAGATATTGTTCAGCCTTCATCTTTGGAAGGTTACCGACATCAATATAGAAGATTCTTCTTTCAGGTGCTCTAGAGATACGATAAATCACCACAGCATCTTCAATCATACGGAGTTGGTTGAGAGGTTTGATTGCTTTGTGGAGGTAAGAAATAACTAACTTACGATCTTCACTGAGTAAGCCAGAATGTGCATAGGCAATAGAATCTGGAGCAATTCTCAACATATTACCACCCTTCTTACCATCTACACCAGATTCATTGAAAACATAGTATTCATCAATTCTGGGCTGCCCTTTGAAGTCGTTGATGTCTTTCGGAGGGGTGACTTGTCGTACTTTCTTGATCTTGAGAGCATCAATGGGTCTCAATTCAAGAATACCTTTTTTGGGGTTGGATGGATCAATAATCACATGATAATAGATTCTACCATCTACATACCACTTTTTGAAAATGTCATAACCAAGTTCTCTAAACCGAAGAAGCCGAGATACATCGTGAAATGCATCCGAAATCTTTTGTTTGATGTCTGGGGAAAGATTGATATTCTCTAGGTTTAGAGAAACAGGATATTCTTCTCTGTCAGCAACGATAGCTTCATTGATGATATCGTCAATCGCAATCTCACATTCTGGATAGATTGCCATCTGACGATAACGATGAATTAGATCAGCCTCATTCTTTGCTGCACCTTCCATGTCAAGGTAGGTAGCAAATGCAGCACCAGGCGTTCCTGATACGTCAAGGGAACCATCTTCTGTGGCTGGTAGAGTAAAAGATACTCTTTCTTGACTTTCTTTTTCTTTTTGTGCTCTACCAATACTAAAACCGAATAATTCAATAGGCATTCATAACCTCCTAGAAGATGGGGCTCGGACGGAGCCCCAGCCCCTAGTTACTGGTAACGATACTCCACTATTATTTATTAGGTAGTGTAATTACCATGAGTCCAATAATCATACGCCCAATCTACGGTGTATTCTTCAATGGTATCATTAGACCCCCAATCAAGACCAATTTCACCAAGACCCACTGGGAAACAATTCACAAAATTCCAAGAACCACCACCAATTTCTGTTCCTGCTCTGCCATAATGGGTAATACTCATTTGTCCCAAAATAACGCTTGGAGGAACAGAAACATTACTTTGATGAGAACTCATCAAATTCATCCATGATTCAAAACCATTTCTAATGGTAAAATCTTCATCGTTGATGATCGTTACCGATAAATTATCAAAAGTTCTGTTGCCAGGTACTTTTACCTGACGACCAAAATATGGTACTTCCACAACACCCATAGTAGATGGTGGAATTTGTGCGATTTTACACAAAAAACTAAAAGTCTTTTGAGTGACCTCTGTAGCGGGAGCAGCAGTAACCTGAACCTCAAATAGATTAGGTCTTGCCCCGCCGAGAATCAGACCTTGTGATCTAAATTCTGTAACTGAGAAAGCCATTTGTTGTTCTCCTTATATAAGATTCTGTAGTATTTAGTTGTTATCCGATAATTTCGGAGAAGTCAACACCACTTCTAACAGAAACAAAGTTGAGTTGAATGAAGTTGATTGAACGATTAGGTTTCACGTAAATGTCCCCAACAAATTCGTTCCTATCAATCACATCAGAGGTGTTATTTGACTCATCACAGATTACTCTGAAGTCAATAATACCATCTCTACCTTGAACATTTCTCAAGAATGGTTCAACAGCTCCAACGAATTGAGCTCTAGTGAATGCATCATTGAACTCAAACAGTTGAGCTCTTGCAAATCTGGAGATTGCTTTCTCAAGGATAATGAAGAGTCTTCTGACATTGATCCGATCAAATGCACTTGGTTTAGCAAGAAGAGTCTTGTCACCAAACAAAACAGTACCCGTTCCCATGAAAGTTACCACAGGGTTGATATTGTTTTTATAAAGAGTATCTCTTTCGGACTGTCTTGGACTATAAGGAAGTTTCACTACATTTCTAATGTTACCTCGTGTAAATCCAGCAGGGGAGAACCAAGCATCTCTGTTTGCTTCTGTAGCGGCAGAAACACCGGCCGTATCACCGTTTAGTGGAACATATCTATAGACATCGTTGTATCTGTCATATTGATATTTCCAACCACTATCAAGGAATGCATAAGAAGAAGAACCGAGAGTAGTTCTGAAGTCAAGAATATCATTGACCTCATTACCATCATTATTCACCACATCCGAAAATTCTGGTGAAATGAAGGCAACACAGTCTTTTCTCTGTTCTGCAATTGAAATCAATTCAAGAGCAACAGTTGCAGAAGCTTCACCTGCCATGAGAAGACCAATTTCAACTTCTTCAGTATTCTTGAACTTGGAGAATGCTGTAATCTTGTTACCGTCAGTCACATCTGTTCCATCAACTCCACCTGTGAGACTTTCTCTCACGATACCACCTTTTGCATTATAGATGACACCTGAAGTTGCTACTGTACCCCAAGCAGAAGTTCCAAGAGCGGTATCAGCATCACCTGCAGAATTATGATCTGCCCACCAGACATACTTTGATCTTCTGTTGACAGCATCAACATAGTATGCTTTTGACCCGTCCTCAAACTTAGCACCTTTTGCTACAGAAAGACCAGTATAGATTTCCAATCCCTCTTCGGCATTACCAGTCCATTCTCCATCCTCATCAATGATAGCAACATGGACCTCGTCATACAGAGCACCTCTTTCTGCTGAATAGGTAGTGGTTACTGGCTCTTTATCAAACAGACCCGAATATTCCCATGTTCTGGAATAAGTTTGTGCTGTTGCAGTATTGGTGAAACCGACATTTACCGTCATACTACTAGCATTGGTTACTGTAACAACTTTTCTTTCTTCTCCATTGATTGTAACAATGTCACCTGCATCAAATTGGAGATTGAAAGCAGTATTTGCTCCACCAGTAACAGTAGTTGAGTTAGCTGTTACATTGACAGTACCCAACATATTTCTAGCAGGTTCAGCAAATGGTGATCTTTTGAATCTGACGAACGAAGTGGCTGAAATATCAGAGCCAGGAGCAGTTGCAACAGTTGCAGCAGTATTAGAAGTGATAGCACTAACCACGTAAATTGAAGCAGTATTTACAGTTCCATCACCGTTGGTTTCAGCAATGACATCACCCACTGCAAGTTCAGGCTGAAGAAGAGTATTAGTACCTGTAATTGCACCATCAGCTGAAGCAATTGCAAGTGTTCCAGTTAGAGTAACATCTGAATTTGATGCAACAATGGTATTTCCTGAAGCAAGGTTAGCTCTAGTTGGACCACAGATTGAAACTTTCAGGCTGTTACCCAATTCTCCGGCATATTTTGCAAAGAAAGATCCACTGGTAGTTACCTGTCCAGATTGACCTTCGTCATAAGTGTTGTAATATTGAGTTCCATTGGCTACAAGGACATTGGTAGTACCACTACCGTCTGCATTCTTAGCAGCGGTTGAGACTGCTCTAACTACATGCAATTTATTTGAGTAGTTCAAGAAATTTGAAGCAGTAAAGAATGTGGTATACGTATTTGCGTCTGGTTTCTGGAATGTTTGAACCAACATACTCTCTGAATCAACCAGAGTGACTTCATTGGCCGGACCCCATCTAAAAGGACCAGCAATTCCAGCATCAATGGAAGAGATGCCTGGAACGACAGTAGTTAGATCAATCTCAGAAGTATTGACGCCAGGACTTACTTGAAATGGCATTTTGTATCTCCTATACGGTTGTTATTTGGTGTATTTCAATACTGGAATTATTTATAAAAAAGAAGGGTTTCAGAGGTATAAATAATTATTCCAATATAAACAGTTTTTTGGAGTGAACATGAAACCAATTGATAGATTTTTGACTAAAATTGTAGAGGGTAAGACTGGTTGTTGGGAGTGGACAGCAGCAAGAACACAACATGGATATGGTATGTTCTCTTATCAAGGAAAGTCTATACCTGCACATCGGTTTTCATATATACACCACAAAGGAGATATACCAGATGGTCAGATAGTACATCAAACCTGTCAGAACAACTGTTGTGTCAATCCTGATCATCTAACTCTATGTACTAAGAGTGAAACTCGTCTCAAATATAACTCAACTCGTATTCATCCTGACGTAAAAAATTTGATTCAAGGGATCAAACAAATGGGACCAATAAACGATCATCTATTTGACTTTGGATTTAGTAAGTAATAAATATATCATCCACAGCAGTCCAAACTTGTCCATTAGGATCTGTAAATGTACCATCATCTTGCCCATCATCTATAATACCGAACGGTAGCATATCATTTTCCATAGCTTCAAGTTGATCTTGATAAATCTGTTTCCTGATATCAAGATTGGTAAGATCTTTGAAGTATTGTTGTTGAACCAACCAAGAGAAAATGACCAGTGTCATGGCAAGGTCATCATGTGCTCCTTCTTCTGCCATGTAAGTGTTGTTCTTTGATACGAAGGTAGTCAATTCTACAATAGTGTCAAAATCTGGAACGATCAACTTATCTGTCTCAATCATGTCCTTCAACGTAGCACATCCAATTCTCTTCAGTTGTTTACTTGTTCGTATACCTAACTGAGTATTCTTACCAAATCCACCTCCGATTTTTTGCCCTGCTCTACCATGCATTGAGACCATCAACATATTCTCATATTCCATATCATGTTGGAGTGTCTCAGCAACAGACTGACCAATGTCATTGACTTCTATCAAGACCCATGATTGATTGAATTTGTTTGCTACATTGTAGATGACATTCGGATAAATCATCGGTGAAATTTTATTGTCTCTGTACTTCGCTACTTGTTTATAAGGTATAGATGAGACATTGAATATACTGAAGGCAGAATAGTCTTGTTCTTTACCTTGTGCAGTATCTGCAATGAGACAGTAAGTATCATGTTTTTTAGGTTCTTCATAGACATCTAACCCACTCTGTGATGAGATTGGGTTCTGGAATGTCATAGTCCTGAGTTTGGATGGTGCTACTAACGTGTGAGTTGAGCCAATAAATTCTGCTTCAAATTCTTGCTGCCACTGTTCTGGACTTGTGTTCTTGATTGTTTCTTGTTTCCATTTCTCATCACGTCCAGGCACTTCAGACCAATGAACTTCAATCGGTGTGTAACTATTTCTACCTTCTTCTGCATCAATCCACAACTTATAGAACATATTCAGACCAAGAGGTGTAGATACAATGAACACCTTGGTTGACTGTCCAGATGAAATGGTTGGGTATACTGAGGTAAAGAACTGGTCAGCAATGTTATTGGGGACGTGGGCAAACTCGTCAAGGAGAATGACATTGAATGAACTACCTCTCACTGCAGATGATGAAGTTGCAGCAGCAAGAATTTTTGAACCATTCTCCAGTTCAATGTTACCCTTGTTCCAGATCAAAACACCTTGTTGTAACCATTTCGGTAGGTGTTCGTATGCTAGTTGGAGTCTACTGAGAAGTTCTCTTGCTGTGGAAAGTTTGTTTGCTAGAATAGCACAGTTGACATTCTCATTGAACAGAATGTAATGGAGTAGGAACGATACGATGGTAGTTGATTTGCCTGTTTGGCGTGGCATCTTGCAAATCACGAATCGGTCATTGATGAACGTATCTACCATTTTCTCTTGGTAGGGATACATTTCAAAGGGTACTAGCCCATGATCCACATGAACAATCTGAACGTAATTACGTATAAAATGTTTAGGGTTTTCCCAGCATTTCTGGTATTCTTGGAGAGACTCTTCTGTCCATTCAACCTGAACCCCTGCTGCTTTGAGTAATGGATTACCCAAATAGTGTTCAGCCATTATTTCTCCTCTGGTATTGCCTTACCTTTGAGTAATTTTTGTAGTTCGGCAGTTGAACCAACAAACAAAGCATTAGTTACATTCTTAGGTCCAGAAGAGGATTCAGCTTTTATATCTTTTTTCATTTTGTGAAGATTGATGAGTTCTTTATTAGTTTCAGTCAATCGTCCTACTAATTGTCCAAAAACTTCCCACGCCCTGGGATGCTCGGACTGTTTAGCAATCTCAAGGAGTTCTTCCAAACCGTCTTGTCCTCGTTCAATCAAATTGTAGAGGTTCTCTCGTGCATACTCCATGTCATTGTCAACCAAATCACCTTCCACTGGCGGTTGGATTTTTTCCACCTTTTGTACTTCTTTTGGTTCCGTTTCAACGATACCAAGAACCTCGTCCAAGTGGGACTCTACGTCTATACTCATTGATAATCACTTCCTGTCACTGGATCAAAATTTTTACCATCCGTAAAGAATTCAAATGTCTCACTGAATCCATAGTCTGAATCGGCTTGAGCTGTTGTTGGAGATGGAACCACGGTGTACCTTGACTTGATTGTAGAGTCAGCCATACCGTCACTGCTAGTCTCATTGAGAATTTTTTCATTATTACCCGATTCCAATAGAATGTAATCTGCTGACCTAGAATTAGAGTCTGTACTCTCAAGGATTATATAGTCAATATCCAATGTTTGATCTGTACTGCCTGGAATACGGAAATTGACTTCCACAGTCCGAATGACTGTACCAGTTTTGATATCTGGATAGATGTAACCCTTCATCGTGAAACTGAGAGTCCATGTGATGGATCTTCTAGACTCTAAATCCCCTTCATAGGTATCAGATACTGAAGCAGAGTTTAGTATGATTGGAGTGTCAGCTTTGATACCCATTTCTGGGATTGTGTTGATCGTAATCGTAAACTCTGGCGTGAAGAAAGGTAAAATTTGCTCCAGAATTTGTGTACCATCTTCAGCATTCTTGACCAGTATGTACAGCTCAAAATCAAAGGTGTATGGAACGGGGTTGTACTGTGTCATCAAAGAACCGTTCCCAGCAGCCGTGTTTGCTGAGACATTCTTTCCGATGGTGTTCAACTTCCGAGTGGTGTCGTAATTCAAACCAGTAAGTGCAAACCCCATTCTCGGCGTAATGGTTGCAGTTTGTCTTCTGATGTCAACTGTCTCTTGTGAAGCTAAAACGTGTTTCTGTTTTGGCCCGTATGCAAGAGGAACCTTGATCCTCTCTACCACTACTCCAGATGAATTTTTACGGTCAACGTTGATGTCATTGAATAGAGTTCCAAAGGCAGCAACATACTTCCGAATTGTTTGATGGTAAAAAGTAACACCTAGCATTATAGGTCACCTTCTGAGAATGGATTGCCTTCACTGAAGTCTAATATAGAATCAGATACAGTCTCAATTCCTACGTTGTTTGCATACGGATCATTTGCGATGACCTGTGTATTGATCGTCTGATTACTTGGATTGATAAGGTAACTTGAGCCACTAGCATTATAGACTATCTCACCATTAGTGAATGTACCTGTGTTATTGATCAGTTTAAGCTTAGTCTCTAGTGTGTTGATAGACTGAATTTCAGCAGTGACTCCACTACTTGCACCAGTAATCGTATCAGCAACTGAGAAACTGGATGGCGGTGCGGTAATGGTTACCACTGGAGCTGTAGAATAACCTGTGCCACCACTGGTTACCGTAATCTTATTGACTAAACCTGATGAAGTAATGTTTGCCGTAGCAGTTGCTGTAGTACCAGAAGATGGGTCTGAAATAGTGACTGTTGGTGCACTAATATAAGCAGTCCCACCAGAAGTGACTGTTATCGTACCGACTGATGTACCATCAAGTTCTGCCGTAGCAGTTGCTGCAGTACCTGTTCCATAGGTATACTCAATAAAGTATGCATTGTCTGTCTCTGTATCGTCAATGGCCTCAATACCAGTGTTGAAGTCCTCGTCAGAATATTCAAAGAGTTCACAGACCAGATCAAAAGTCTGTAAAGCACCTACCTGATAGAACACAGCATCATTGATCACTCGTCTAATTTCGTATACTGCATCTGTAAGAGGGAAGTAAATGAGATCACCCTCTTGGGGGTTGACAGACCTTGACCCTGTCTCAAAATTGAGTTCTTGAAATCTTCTCGTTGCGACAGTAAAGGTAATCTGATCTCTGACTTCAAGCCCAAAGTTTGAAACGAAAGTACCCTCTCCCGCAAACCCATCAATATTTTTGATGTACATCTCAATCATACGAGCATCATTGAACTGAGAGAGTCTATCCTCACCAAAGATGGTGTCCATATTGACAGTCTCTCTTGCGATGTAGTACAAATCTATACCATAGACTTTTATTGACTCAATGATGAGTGATTCAGTCAACCTTTGGTCTGCTGTATTTGTCCCGTAGTGATTGAAGTAATGATTTGTAGCCATATTTATCCCACGAACCAGTCTACGGGCAGCTCGTACTTCAATGACAACTCTTCGTCCATCTTCTCTAGTTCCTGTACAGCATCATCATAAAGTTGTCTGCCGTTGAGTGTGATCCCTCCAGGCAATTGCATGCCTTCAAACTTGATTAGGTTTTGCCCCCACTGCCGTTTGAATAAGGAGGTCACATACTTCTTCAGAAAAATATCTTTCCAAATATCGGCGTATGTTGCTGGGTCCACAATCTTGTAGGCTTCAAAGACGATGTAGTCACCTGCCTTGACATCAGCTTCCCAATCAATATCAAGGAAGACTCTGTTCATGTGCCGATTGAATCTAAACCTTGGTAACCCTTGGAAGAGATCATAAATCATAGACAGTTTTTGTTGTGTGAAGACATAGTCACTGAATGAGTTGAGTGAACCCATAGTGTATAAGTCATTCAGAGCATACTGGTAGTTCACCGAGAACATGTTTGATGAGCTGGAGGTATCATTGTAGAAAGGGAGTACAGCCTTGATACCAATGAGTCCATCCTCTACGGTGACATATTTGTTTGTGATGTCGTCTGCTGTAAGTTGAATCTTTGCAAAGGTTGGATATGTACCATCAAAGTGATACTCTTGAAAAATCTCAAGACCATCATCAATCAGGTCTTCCATTTGGTCATCATCAAGATTTAGCTCTATCACAGGATGACCAAGTTTCCTTTTGCAGTAGTCTTTGAGTGTTGCTCTTGAAGTTGGTTGTGTCATTGCTTACCTCAATATGTTGCAGAAGGAGTTACTGTAGCGACACCCTCGGCAAGTCTTTCTACTGTAGTCCCATCGGACTGAGTGTACTCCACATCATAGACGTATTGCCCTGCTGGGATAGTACCAGAGGTAGATGCAGAGAGTGAGATAGTCACATTAGACCCACTGATAGAAGTACTAAAAGAGAATACGTTGTTTGATGAATAGTGAGACTGTCTGAGTTTGGCTGATGTAGTGCCAGAGGAGATGGTCACATTACCACCTGCCGTATTCTTGGCGGTAATGGTCTTTTCAAAGGTTGTTCCTTTATCTATGACCAGATTGACAGTTTGTTTATTGAGGGTGGTTGCCATTTTCTCTCCTATTTCCCGAAACTATAATTTCTAAGTATATTTATGAGTTTCGGGAAGTAGAGATTTAGACACTATTTGAATACTGGCCCTAGTATCCAAGATACGATAGAATATCGTACACCTTTGGTCACTGGTGTGACTCTATGCCACATTCTACTGCAGCATCCATTTTAGTGCGCAGGATCGTCAACTCCTCATGCAGTTTTTGCCATTGCTGCTGTTCGGCCTCAAGGTGGTCCATAAAGCGTTTATCTAGCCTTTCCAGCCATCCAATTGGCGCAGGGGTGTTGTCGTAGGGTTCTGTCATCGTAAAATAAGCAGTAGTTTTATTTTAGTTACTCTGCCGCAGATTGCAGTGGTGAAAGGTCTTCATCAGTCCAGAAATCCTTGGCCAGCATGACTTTCAGGTGTTCCTTGTTTCTGACAAGGCAATCTTCCCAATCTGCCGTAGTCATACCTTTGGGTTTTCCACCATTGATTAAATTGACACTATCCATTGCTGCTTTGTAATGTTGTGCGATTTCTTCAGCAGTGATTGTTTCTTCTTCCATTTTATCCTTTCTTCTTATAGTCCAGCAGCATCAAGTCTTGCGGTGAGTGCATCAATTTGTTGCTGTTGGGATTCAATAATAGTTTGCTGTTCCTTGATAGCATTGACCAAAACTGGAATCAGATAATTTGACCCCATTTTAAGGTTTTCTGGATCTGAATTGTCGATGATGATGGGGTCATCACCTTCCAGCTCAAGAACTTCCTGTGCTGAAAATCCGTAACGTTCTGGTCCATGATTTTCAGGTTCTTCTCTGGATTTCTTGAAAAAGAATTTTATTGGATTCAGTTGTTTGACAAATTCCAAACCGTGACTAACCACACCAGTGATATTTTTATCCCGAATGTCTGATGTGGTGATTGTGGAAGTTTTGCAATAAAAAGTCGTGGTTTGATTATTCCCCAGAACAACATGATGGGATTGAGTGGTTATATCAACAAAAAAAGACTGACTGCCTGAATTTCGACCGATTGCAACGTTATTTATCCCAGTGGTGAGATTGCCTAGGGCTTCTTTTCCAATAGCAGTGTTTCGGTCACCACTGGTGTTGCTGCGGAGGGCGTATTTTCCGATAGCAGTACACCATGCCCCAATGGTGTTATAGCGGAGGGCCTCATATCCTATAGCAGTGTTGTCGTAGCCACCTGAGCCGCTAGGGATGTTAGACTGGAGTGCTCCCCTACCTACCACAGTATTGCTACCACTTCCGCCTGTCCCCCTGCCAACAGTAATGTCGTAAATCGTGGCGTCTGCTGCAAACGTGGCATTCCCAGTAAACGATGGACTGGTGAACATTGTTGCTTTGGACTCATTGGTCACATTACCCAAACCAACGTGAGCTTTAGTGACCCCTGATACCGTTCCTGTAAAAGACGGATTAGTGAACATCGTTGCTTTGGACTCATTGGTCACATTACCCAAACCAA